CAAGCCCAACAGATGGGTGAAGCTATGAGTAAAGGTGCTGGTGCTGCAATACCAAAATTAGCAGAGCGTGCTGTAGATAACCCAGAGGGTGTACAGAATGTAATGCAGGGTTTAGCTCAAGCAGCTGGCCCACAACCAACATAATAAAAAACAAGGATACTACATGTCTGAAGAAATCTTGCAAGAAAACATAGTCTTAGAATCAGCTGATGACATAAGGAATAATGAAGTGGTGTTTGAGGATACTACCGAATCTATTTCAGTTACTGCTGATGCTTCAGATGCAGAGAACTACGTAGACCCAAAGGCTGAAGAAGAAGCTTTTGTTATACCAGAGAAACTGCAGGGGAAGTCTGCGGAGGAGATCGCTAAGATTTATATGGAGCTTGAAAAGAAGCTTGGTAAACCTCCAGAGGATAAGGACGAGGATGTTGATGCAGATGCTGAAGAGAGCGACGAAGAGGATGACTCTAAGTTTGAAGGCGAAATTGATGAGAGCAAAACTGCTGACTCGGTAAAGGGATTTCAGGATCTCTGGGTTGAACAAGGTGGTAAACTTTCTGATGACCAATGGGGTCAGGTTAAAGACCTAACTGGAATGGATGATGAGTTCCTAAAGAAATGGGAAGCATTCGCACTTCAAGAAATTAGATCTGGTATGAATGACCATGATGCTAACGTGTATGAAGCATTTGGCGGTGAAGATAAATACAATGATATGATTGACTGGGCAGAGAAGAACTTTGACGGTGATGAGATCGATGCATTGAATGAATATCTTGACAACCCAAAACTATATAAGCGTGGTGTAAACATGCTGAAAGACCAGTATACCCGAAATAATGGTACAGAACCATCGGTTCAACCTAAGGAGATACCTAATTCAGTAGGAGAAGGAGAGGGCAGTTTCCAATCCGAGGAAGAGATACATTATGCCCAGCTAGACCCTAGATATGGTACAGATCCCGTCTATGAGCGACAGTTTGATAAGAAATTACTATCATACATGAAGCGCACTGGCCAGATGCCTAAGTAACTTGTTGGGGGCCTCGTGCCCCCTTATAGTTAATAGGTGACCACTTAGGGAAGAAACGCACTATAAGTAAACTAAAAGTAACCAATTGTATAGAGATTTAATATTATGAACCACATGCCCAACTATGGGTGGCCGCGTGTCACGAGTAGAAGGATAACATGAACATTTAATATAATCTCAGCGAATAGATAACCAATACTGATCATATTGCATGAGTCTATCTTAAACAATTCATTACTATTAAAAACACTTATAGGAGACAGCCAAATGGCTAACTTTACAGCGGACCGTTCAGGTCAAATTAATAGTGCAGGTGGTTCATTAGCAGCAAACCGAGCGCTATATCTCAAAAAATATGCTGGAGAGGTTTTAGTTAAACTTCCTCAGGTCATGGACACGAAAGGTATGGTCCGTGAGAAGACTCTTAGGGAAGGTAAAGAATACCAATTCCCTTACACTGGTACTATCGTTGCATCTTACCACGTACCCGGTGCAGAACTAACAGGTCAGTCTACTAATAACGCTGAACGCGTAATTGGACTAGACGACTTGATGGTTGTAGACCGATTCACTCCAAAGATAGACAAATGGATGGCTCATTTCGATGACCGTGCTCCATATGCCAATCAGATGGGTGAGACTCTTGGTCTAATCATGGAGAAGAATGTCTTCATTGAAGCCAAGCTTGGTGCAGGACAGTCATCTGTCGTTACAGGTAATGGCGCAGACGGTAAAGTAATTGTCAGTGACAAATTTAAGTTCAACACTGGCGTAGCTGCCAATGCTCAGGACGCAGTTGAAATGGCTGATGCTATTCGTTCTGCTTGTAAAGATGCTGCAGAGCACTTCAAGCTTAAGAATGTACCAGCTGGACTCAAGAAAGTTCTTTATATCCCTTGGGGTGTATACTTCAGAGTTCTAGAAGCTGTTGATACAAATGGTTTCTCTCTATTCAATAAAGACTACGCAAGTGGTAATATTGAAGCGGGAATGCTACCACCACTATTCGGTATCCATATTAAGGGTACTAATAACATTCCAACGGCTAACTTGTCGGTCATTGCGTCTCCACAGACTGCTACAACTGGCGTACACTTCTACCATAAGGCAGATATGTCTAAGACCGTTGGTATCATCATGTGTGAAGGTGCTGTAGCAACTGTTAAAGCTTCTGACGTAAATGTCGAAGTAGACCCATACTCTGCTCGTTACAAAGGTCAACTAGTCACAGCTGACTATATGGCTGGACATGGCTGGTTAAGACCAGAATGTCTTGTAGAGCTTAAGTTGGACACTACTAGCAACTAATTTTCATCGGGATGCAGCCTTTACGGGTTGTGTCCCTTTTTTAGCTAAGGATTTAAAATAATGCAATTTATATCAATTAATAATATTGAAAGTGTGTCCGTAGATTCTCCTAGAGGTAAAGCTCTAATTAAAGAACGAGCGAAAGAAGCTAAGGCACTACAGGAGCAGAAGGACATTGAGGCTGAAATAAGCTACTTTGATACCTTAAAAGAACAATTAAAAGTCGCAGAGCAAGTTGTTATAGATATTAAAGCTTCTCTGAACTAAATAGAGGTATCCTATGTCACAATCACAAACAGGTATTGGAGCAAAGGCTACTAATGATACATTATCAGCAGCCGAGTTCACTACCGTTAATACAACACTGAATAACAATGCGACCGATGCTGAAGCACGGATAGCAGCTAATGAGGCAGCACTTGCAGGGAACCTAGCGTTAACAGGTAATGCTGTAGTGTTACCTAAAGATAACGATGGTGGAATAAAGGTTGATACCACTACACCTACTTATGGTTGGCGTGATATCACAGGTGATGTTAAGATTATTACAGGAGGTGGGGGAACTGCTCCAACATTAGCCTCATATATAGGTAATATACATCAACTTAAGTTTGATACGCTAAATACTGATGAGATCTTCCTTGAGTACCATATACCTCATGATTATGCTATTGGTACAGATCTATACATTTATACCCATTGGTCACACAATTCAGCAAGTGTCACCTCAGGATCAGTTACGTGGATAGCAGAGGCTACGTATTCACAAGCTCACAACAGTGGTGCATTTAGTGCCACGAAGCTCGTCCCTATGACTGAAGCTGCGAGTACTACTCAATATCAAGTTATGCTAACTGAAGCCCAGTTGTCCACCTCAGGTGGCTCAGCGACACTATTAGATACCGATGATATTGAACCAGATGGTATTGTACTTGTTAGAGTTAATCTAACAGCTAATAGTATGAGTGCTGCTACAGATCCATTTCTACATACAGTTGCCTTACATTACCAATCAACTAATATTGGCACAAAGAACAATTCGCCTAATTTCTACGCGTAACATGAAGAAACTAATGGTTCTACTTATGGCAATCTTTATGCTATCATCATGTGTCACAAAGGTACAGGTTATAGTCATAAACACCGAAGGTGCTGTCATATTAGAAGTTGAGCAAAAAGGCTCAGAGGATGCCCTAAATGGGAATGAGGGTAAATTAAAGATACCGATGATCGGAGGATAATATGTTAGAGAATATATGGACATTAGCGATTAACGAAGGTGGTATTTGGTGTTGCCTTTGTGTATACCTAATAGTCCACCAACAGAGGAAGCAAAATGCTTTAGAGAAGTGGGTAAAAGAGGAAGTTATAGTTTCCATAAACACCTCAAATAAAGTTATGAGTGAGATAAAGGAGTACATGTATGGCCATAAAAACAACAGACACTATAGAGACTCTTAGAGCCTTAAATATCATGGCTTCATATATAGGTATACCACCTATAAATAACTTATCAAAAGTTGCCACTCAGCCTGACTTTACGTTAGCACAGGAGGTACTTGATGAAGTTACTAGGTCTACATTATCGCAAGGACTACCTTGCAACGTAGATTATTCATACCCATTAAATGAAGTTAATGATTCGTTAGAAGTAATCATACCAGAAGGTGCACTTATATGTGACCTAATCGAGAACAACTATGTTGAAAGAGATGGTGTGGTTTATAACCTAGAAACAAGAACTAATGTCACACAGACAGGACTTAAAGCTGACATAACGTGGAACTGGATGTTTGATGACTTACCAGAACTAGTTAAGCAGTATATTATAGTCGTAGCCTCTCGTGCCTTTGTAGGCAGAGTTAAAGGTGAAGATTCAGTCCTTCAGTTGACTATACCAGATGAACGAAGAGTTAAACAAGAGTTCCAGCGTTATGTATATAGTATGGGCGACGTGTCTATACTAGATGGTGAATTACCATTTGCAATATCTAGAGCTGGACGAAACTGTAATAGCATTCACATGAGGTATTAATCATGCCTAAATTCATGTCATCAGAGGCATCGTTATACAATGGGATCTCTCAGCAGAGCCCTGAGTTACGACTACCCTCACAAGTAGCAGACATTACGAATGCTAACCTGACATTATCTAGAGGTATGGAGATGAGACCGCCTGTAGAGATTATATCCCAGATTGATGGGTTATTCTCTTCAGACTCACTGGTACACCCAGTCAACGACTCTCCTACTAATAGTTATCTAATAGTTATACCGGGAGCAGGCTCGACATTAACTAATCAGGTATTTGATACAGCTACAGGAGCTTCATTCCCTATAGTATTTGAAGATGCAGCAGCTCAAGCTTATTTAGAGACTGCTAATGCTGATGGGGATTTTATCCCTACAGAGGCACTACAGATGTCCTCAGTGTTAGATTATACATTTACTAGCAACAAGAATGTTACACCTGCTTTAGATGAGATAGCTCTTAGACCAGCTTTGGTTGAAGAAGCTTATCTATGGGTTAAGA